TCAATAGCTCTATCAATCCTTAGCACTATGTCAGGCGAAGAGTTATGTCGTGGTCTTATTGCTGTGGCAGTCGGTTTGGGCGCTCTAGTCGGAGCCGTAAACTTACTTCCTGACAAGAAAGTTAAATCGGCAGCTAAAGCCATAAAAACCATGTCCACAGCTCTTCTCATTCTCTCGGTCGCCCTAAAAATAATGGGAACGATGTCGTGGGGTGAGTTGGCAGTTGGTCTTACTGCGATGGCTGGAAGTCTGGCCGTTTTAGTCGCAGCATTACACCTTCTTCCGAAAGACACGGGCCTTAAGGTGGCGGGAATGGTTGGACTCGCTACTGCCTTGGTTATTTTAGCAGCCGCACTCAAAATAATGGGAACCATGTCATGGGGCGAGTTGGCCGTAGGATTAGTCGCTTTGGCCGGAGCAATGACGATTCTGGTTGTAGCGTTGAATCTGATGACAGCAGCTCTTCCCGGAGCAGCAGCTATGTTGATCGTAGCTCCAGCCTTGGTTATTCTTGCAGCGGCGCTCAAGATATTGGGCACTATGGGATGGGAAGATATCGGTCAAGCCATGGTCGCACTCGGTGGCGCATTGGGAATTCTGGCAATCGGATTGACGTTGATGATAGCGGCTCTTCCCGGAGCAGCGGCTCTTGTAGTCGCCGCCGGAGCACTTGCGATTCTGACGCCCGTGTTACTCCTTCTTGGAGCAATGAGCTGGGAATCGATTGCAAAAGGATTGGTATCTATAGCCGGTGCATTCACGATTATCGGTGTGGCTGGCTTGGTTCTCGGACCCATAGTACCGACCATTTTGGCACTGGCTGGAGCCATAGCGCTTATCGGTATTGGCACCTTAGCAGCTGGTGTTGGACTGACAGCGTTTGGCGCTGGATTATCAGCATTGGCTATTGGTTTCTCGGCCGTTGCCGCGTCGTTACCCGTTATCATCACGGGGTTAATCGGCTTGGTAAGCGCATTTGTAACCGGCGTCATAAAAGGAATAGGCGATGGTATTGTGGCGTTTTGTAACGTCATAAGAGACAGCGCATCCAGTATTTGTGATGCTTTATCGACGGTAATAGTGGCTCTTTGTAACGCTATAACTAACTCGACCCCGGCCATTGCTGAATGCGTAGGCACAGTCTTGACGGCATTGTTAAATCTCCTCGTTGAATTTATTCCCAAAATCACTGACGCTGGAATGAAAATCATCGTCGGTTTCCTGGCTGGTATCGCTGCCAACATTGGGGATGTTATATCTACGGCGGTGGATGTCATACTTGCCTTCCTTGCCGGTATAGCTGCGCAAATTCCAAAAATCATCAATGCCGGCATTAAATTGATGGTCGATTTCATCAATGGCATGGCGGATGGAATACGTACAAATACTCCAAAAATACTGAATGCTGTAAATAACCTCATGTCTTCGGTTTTCGAGGCCATAGGTATGGCCATCGGCAATGTTCCGAAGCTCGGATCGCAAATAATCAGCGGTCTTATTAAGGGTATTAAGAGCTCAGCTGGAGATTTACTGAATAGTCTTTTGGGCGTTGTTAAGGATGCATGGGGCGCAGTTCTTGACTTCTTAGGAATTAAATCCCCGTCCAGACTTGCCGCAGAAGCCGGTCGATATGTCGACGAGGGTCTTGCGGGCGGTCTGAAATCCTATGCAAAAATGGTAAACAAAGAGGCTCTTGGAGTCGGAAAAGGGGCTATGAACTCCCTGAACGATTCCATTGGTGGTATATCGGATGTGGTAAATAGCGACATCGATATGCAGCCGACAATTCGTCCGGTTCTCGACTTGAGCGATGTACGCGCTGGAGCCGGAGCTATCAGTGGCATGCTTGGTACTGGAGCCTCGGTCGGTGTATTGGCGAACGTTGGAGCCATCAGCTCCTCGATGAGCAAGCACAATCAAAATGGAGGAACCGAAGAGGTGGTTTCCGCCATCGACAAGCTTCGTAAGGATCTTGGTAAGGTCGGTAATACCACGTATAACATTGACGGTGTTACTTACGATGACGGAAGCAATATTACAGATGCAGTTAAGACTATAATTAGAGCCGCAAGGGTGGAAAGGAGGACAAATTAATGGCGATATTATCAGACGACAGAACGTATGTCACAGTAGTTAAAGGCGACACACTGTCACAAATAGCGGTGACGTACGGAGTCGCTCTCAGTACTCTGGTTTCGTTGAACAAGATTTCAAATCCCGATTACATAGTGGTCGGACAAAAAATCAAGCTGTCCGGAACCGCAACTACGGTTAAGAAAAATCTTTCGTCAAGAGTGACAATAGGAGTATTCGGACTTCAAAGTAATACTGATAGAACGGTATATGCAACTTGGACTTGGGATAGAAGTAACACAAAAGAGTATCAAGTTAAATGGTTTTACACCACCGGAGACGGCGTTCGATTCGTCGGAAACGATTCAACGGTCGCGGCAGACATTAAGCAAGCCGTTTATAATGCTCCGCAGAACGCAAAGAGTGTCATACTCAGAGTAAAGCCCGTGTCGAAGACCAGAACCGTAAACAAAAAGGAAACTACCTATTGGACTGGATCTTGGTCGACAGATAAGACATATTCCTTTAGTGACAATCCTCCTTCTACGCCTCCGGTCCCCTCCGTTACGATTGAAGGTTATAAATTAACTGCCAGGCTCGACAATCTCGATTTGAATGCAACAAGTATTCAGTTCCAGATATATAAGAACGATAGTACAAAATTTAACACTGGAACCGCCACGATCAAGACGTCAAGTGCATCTTATTCGTGTACGGTTGATGCCGGTAATAGCTATAAAGTTCGGTGTCGAGCCGTTCGGGGTAGTCTGTATAGTGAGTGGTCGGATTATTCGAGCAATATTGCTACAAAACCCGCGGCACCAAAGAGCATATCGAAATGTGAAGCGTTATCTGAGACATCAGTTCGCATAGTATGGCCCAGCGTTAAGAACGCTACGAATTATGACATTGAGTATGCTACGGAGAAAAGATATTTCGACGGTTCGGACCAGGTAAAGTCGGTTAATGATGTGACGACCACCCAGTATGAGTTGACGAGTCTCGAAACCGGAAAAGAATATTTCTTCAGAGTGAGAGCGAGCAATGCGAGCGGCGATTCTGATTGGTCATCGATAAGATCAGTCGTAATCGGAACTGCGCCGACTGCACCGACAACCTGGTCGTCTGTAAATACCACCACCGTCGGCGGACCTTTAACTTTATATTGGGTGCATAATTCGGAAGATGAATCTAAGCAGACATCTGCCGAGTTGGAACTTCGCGTTAACGGTGTGTCGGAAACGCATACCGTAACAAAAACACAAACCGAAAGCGGAACTACAAATAAAGATAAGGAAAAAGAACCAGACGTCGGGTCTTATGTTGTTCAGACTTCTAACTATGATGACGGCGCTAAAATAGAGTGGCGTGTAAGAACTGCCGGCGCAACCGGTTCGTACGGTCCCTGGTCCGTTCAGAGAACCATTGACATTTATGCAGAACCGACCTTAAGCATCAGTATTACGAATGCCGCTGGTAATAACATTGAGACAATCGACAATTTTCCCTTTTATGTGAAGTCGACCGTAGGACCGGATTCGCAGTGGCCCATTGGCTACCATTTGTCTATATCCGCCAACAATGCATATGAGACGGTCGATAACGTCGGTAACGCAGTAATGGTCAACATCGGAGATCAAGTATATTCCAAATATTTCGATACTAGGGACGACTTGCTTGCAGAAATTTCAGCGAGTAATGTGAGCCTGGAAAACAACATTCGATATACGGTTACTTGTATCGTATCCATGAATTCTGGATTAACCGCCCAGGATTCCGCCGAGATATTTGTATCTTGGGTTGATTTGGAGTACGAGCCTACTGCTGAAATAGGTGTTAATGAGGATACATATTCTACGTTTATAAGACCTTATTGTGAAGACGAGGAGGGGACTCTTATTGAGGACGTTCTTCTGTCGGTATATAGGCGTGAATATGATGGTAGTTTCGTCGAGCTATGTTCCGATATCGATAACATAAGCAACACATTTATTACCGACCCCCATCCCGCATTGGATTATGCCCGATATAGGATAGTTGCAAAGTCTAAACAGACCGGAATGATCAGTTATTGCGATCTACCCGGCTACCCGATTGGGTGCGATTCAGTCGTTATTCAGTGGAATGAAGCGTGGTCTACGTTCGATACCTCGGAAGAGGACGAGTTGGCGCAGCCGCCTTGGTCTGGATCTCTATTAACTCTTCCTTACAACATTGATATTTCAGATAAGAACAAAGCTGATGTGGTATTCGCTAAATACATTGGGCGTAAACACCCCGTTAGTTATTATGGGACTCAGCTGGGCGTAACATCGACGTGGAAAATGGAGATTGAAAAGACCGACAAAGAAACCCTATACGGACTTCGCCGTCTCGCTATATGGCAAGGTAATGTCTATGTACGAGAGCCTTCCGGAAGCGGTTATTGGGCGAACGTCGTAGTATCTTGGGATCAGACACATTGTGAAGTAACAATACCTGTAACCTTAGAAGTAACCAGAGTAGAAGGAGGTGCTTGATATGCCGAACTGGTCAGAATCCATGCAACAGACATTCGAGTATTATATTGTTGATCCTGGAACCTGGAAAGATACGAGGTTAATTACCACCGTACTCACAAGTTCCTTCGAGCGCGATTCTTCCGTTGCGACACGAGGTTCGGCCACAATCGACATAACCGAATCTATAGGTGAATGCTACATAAGATGCTACCTCGTTACGATTCAAAATGGAATACGAGAGAAGCATCCTATTGGCACCGTTCTCGTTCAAACGCCCTCTTCTGAGTTCGACGGTAGAATAAAAACGGTATCGATGGACGCATATACTCCTTTGTTGGAGCTGAACGAGAATCAGCCTCCTATCGGGTACTATATTCCAAAGGGTGAGAACGTCATGGAGCATGCGTATCAGCTCACGGATGAACACGCCCGAGCTCCCGTTTCCAAACCGGAATGCGACACAACTCTATTTTCCGATTTCGTAGCGGACACAAGCGATACTTGGCTTACATATTTGGCCGACCTAATCGCTAATGCAAAGTATACATATGATGTAGACGAAATGGGTCGTATTCTGTTCTTACCGGTTCAGGATACGGCCTCTTTGCAACCCGTCTGGACATACGATGATGGAAACAGTTCAATCTTGTATCCCGAGATGAGTATGGATCACGATCTGTATGGTATTCCGAATGTCGTGGAAGTTATATATTCTAGCGGCACGGAACATTATTATGCGATAGCGGAAAATAAAAATCCGAATAGCCCAATTTCGATCGATAATCGCGGTCGAAGGATTGTATACAGAGTTACGAATCCCGAACTCGTCGGAGATCCTACGGAAAATAGAATACAGGAGTACGCCGATCAGCTCTTGCGCGATATGTCGTCTCTTGAATATACGGTTACGTACACACACGGATATTGTCCGGTTCGAGTCGGCGATTGCGTAAGGCTCAACTACTCGAAAGCTGGCTTAGACGGGGTGAAAGCCAAAGTTATAAGCCAATCTATCAAATGCGAACCGGGTTGTCCGGTTACGGAAAAAGCAGTCTTTACTAAAAATTTATGGGGGTGATATTTAATGAATATTTCTAGCGATTTGATATCTCAGTTGGTTAAAGTCACTAATGACACCCCTGAGACCAAAAAAGACTCTACGGTATACGGCACGATAAAGGAATATGAGGGGTCGACTTATGTGCAAATCGACGGGTCAGATCAGCTAACCCCCGTATCGACCCTAACTACAACCAAACTTTCACCGGGCGAACGAGTAATCGTTACCATCAAAAATCACTCGGCGGTCGTTACCGGAAATTTAACGTCTCCGTCTGCAAGATGGATTACTGACGACAGCGGTAATAAATCGGTTGAGGGTTTGGATATCGACGATGCCGTTACAAAGCTCAATACTGTTATGGCCGATAACATAGTCGTTAAGGAGAAGCTTGCGGCCACTGAAGGTGAAATCTCTAAGCTTAAAGCTGAAGATGTTACTATTAGCGGAAAAGTAACAGCTGCTGAAGGTGATATTTCGAAGTTAAAAACCGATAAGCTCGACGCTACTGTTGCGAAGAATACATACGCAACAATAGAAAATCTCACTGCTACCAACACCGAAGTAAATACTATCAAAGGTAATCAAGCGACATTTACGCAAACGACTACCGAAAAGCTCGCGGCTGTTGATGCTAGTATCAAGGATCTCAATGCTAAGAAGCTCTCAGCTACCGACATCGAGGGTAAATATGCAAACCTTGATTTCTCTAATATCGGAACCGCAGCTGTAGAGAAGTTCTACGCTGTCTCTGGTATCATTAAAAATCTTACGCTCGAAAGTGGCACGGTAGTAAAAGAGCTGATTGGCGTCCTTATCAAAGGTGATTTAATCGAGGGTGGCACGATTGCTGCTGATAAGTTAATAGTCAAAGGTGAGGACGGTTTATATTACAAGCTTAATGTCAATGCTCTTGGTGAGACTACGGCTAAATCTGACCCGAAGTATCAAAATGGATTAGACGGATCGGTTATTATCGCCAAGTCCATCGCCGCCGAAAAGATTAATGTGAGCGATCTTAAGGCGTTCGGTGCGACTATTGGTGGTTTTAAGATTAGTGATTCTGCTATCCATTCCTCCGCCAAGACTTCCGCGAGCAACACCACCAGGGGTATCTACATGGATAACCTCGGTCAGTTTGTGGTTGGCGACGCTAGTAATTACATTAAATATTTCAAAGATACGGACGGTAATTACAAGCTGGATATTTCGATGATGAGTAACTATGCGACTAAGAAGGACATCGACGCCATTAACTCGAAATTTGAGCATGACCAGCTTATCGTTAATGGCGGCGGAGAGATGGGTAATAATACGAATTTTAGTAAATGGATATTTGACGGCGCAGTTACAAATAATTCCGCTGGGTCATTTACCAGTGAAGCGAAATATTATCAAAATATATCCACTGATGAGATGTTTCTCGTAAACCCGCAGAAGGAATACACCCTTTCTATTGATGCTAAAACAAAAAATCAGTCGGCCGTACTATATGCTTTTCTTAATTTCATGGATGTGGATAAGAATGTTATTAGCTGCGACGATCATATTCATGTCAAGGGCTCACTTACTACTTTAGCAAGAGATCTAAATCCTGGTGATACGAAAATATACTTTACAGACTTATCTGGATGGAGTACGACGACTAAGTATATGTACCATATTATTATGTGGCTTTATACAAATAGCTATGGTTACATGTATCCGCCAGAAACATACTCTAAGACGCATTACAGATTGCCGTATACATCGGATAGTTATCTTGATGCAAATAGTATCGACTTGGAGAGCAACACTATAACCCTATCGTCTCCATGGAGCGGTATTGCTGCTCCAGCAGGTACAAAAGTCTCTCAAGGCGGAACAGGCTCGACATATAAGTATCTAATCGTAGCCGTTACTCCAAAAGCAGATTGGGCTACTTATACTGGAAAAATAAAAGGTACTGATTATAGCGGAAAAAATGCCAATAACAAGTTTCCTCCAGGAGCCGTTTACGCAAATGTAGGATTTCTATGGAATTTTAACGGGGCCGACGATCAGATTTGGATGACGAATGTTAGCCTTCGGGATACTACTGAAATGACAGATACACAAAACGCTATTACAGAAACAAAAGCGAGTATAAAAGCCACTAACGATTCCATAACCGCAGTCGTTACTCGTACTACAAACGTCGAGAACAAAGTCAGCAACATGAAAATTGGTGGCAGAAACTTCCTTTTAAATAGTGAGGGAGAGTTCCCGTCGTACAATAGTGAGTATGTCAATACTGGGCACGACCTAGCCCCAATATTTGAAAAGTACGGTCTCGTTCAATACACTCTTAGCATGGATATTAAATCTGCTGACGTATCGCAGAACAATAAAATTCAGGCGTATTGTCAAAATGGCAACGGAAGTCTTTATGACATTGGCTATAACTCTTTTACGGTAACTACCGAATGGCAGAGATTGTCGTGTACGTTTACTCCGAAAAAGAATACAAACTCGGAAACAAAGGCGCTACTCGCGTTCTACGGTACATATAACACGGGTAACATCCCGCACGTTAGACGTATTAAGCTTGAGCTCGGCAACAAAGCAACGGACTGGACTCCTGCTGTGGAGGAAATGGCAACAGCTGAAGAAGTTGACACCGCTCAAAACACCGCCGAAAAAGCACAATCTACGGCTAATACTGCCCAGGAAAGTGCATCGGATGCTGCTGCTTTAATAAAGCAGTTAGCCGATAGCATTTCCATGCTTGTTACCGATGGTAACGGTACGTCACTTATGACTCAAACTGAGGATGGTTGGACGTTCAGCACTGCCGAGATCAATGGCTCTGTAAATGATATTTCAAATGCTTTAGCGACTCTTACTGAGAGTACCAGCGACACCGAGCATGC